AATCAGGAATAATAAAAAGATACGAACAAGTAACAAAGGTTGGAGCAGAAAATAGAATTAAAAGATTTCAACCTGAAGAGATCTTCCATTTATCTTATGAAAGAATTGCTGATGAAATACATGGAATACCATTTGCTGAAAAACTTGAAAGATTAATTTTAATGAGAAATGAAGCTATGGAAGATCAGAAGGTTGTATTTCACAGATATGTGAAACCAATTCAAATTATTTCTGTTGATACCGACGACGATACAGAGATTAATAATATTCAAACAACTTTTGATGAAGCATACAAAAAAACTGAAAACATAATAATTCCAAAGGGTGTTGTTGAACAAGTTGAAAGAGTTGCGATACCTCAATTTGCAACACTAGATCCATTAAACTGGTTAAGATATTTGATAAGACAATTTGTTACAAGTGCAGGAGTGCCTGAGGTTGTTATGGGATGGGGAAGTGAAACAACTGAAGCAAGTTCTAAAATAATTTATTTAGCTTTTCAACAAGAGATAGAAGATATGCAAGGATTTAATGAAGAACAAATTGAAGTTCAATTAAATATTACAATTGAATTAGAATTTCCTGCAAGTATTGAAGCTGATCTTGCACAAGATGAAGCTAAAGATAGTTCTATAAAGGGGGAAAGAGAAAGTGAAATCAAACCAACCAGTCCAAACTGAGAAAATAGTTTTAGTTGCTATAATTTGTTTAACAGTTTTAGAAGTAGTAGCTTTAATGAAAGGAATTAATGGAACATTATTAACTATGGTAATTGCATTAATTGCAGGGTTATCCGGATGGATAACACCAATCCCTAAATGGAAGAAACGTTGAAAGAAAATCAATTAACTAGTTAATTGATTTTCAATATCCTAATAAGTCCTCAAAATATCAGCGAGGAGTAACATTCATAAATTAAATAAACAGGAGGATATGAAAATGTCAGAAGAAGAAAAAGTAGAAGAGAAGCAGGAAGAAAAACCTGTAGAAGAAGAGAAAGTTGAAGAGACTTCTGAGGGTGAAACCTCAGAGGAATCTCCTATAGAGTTAGCAAATGATGCAGCAAAAAGACTGGAAGAAGCAAACAAAGAAAGTGATAGAATTGCTAAAAAAAACGAGAAGATTTTAGCAGAGATGAAACTGCAAGGGAGAAGTGTTGCAGGTGGTCAGCCCATTCCAGCAAAGAGACTTACAGATACTGAGTATGCTGAAGCATTGGAAAGAGGAGAAGTAAATCCTTTAAAGGAAGATGGAATCTTTAAATAAAAAAGAAATATCTGCAGAGATCCAAGCAATAAGTGAAAACATAAAAGCTCACGAAGGACAGATGAAACTACATCTTGAGGGGATAAAAATCGATAGTTATCTCAAATCTCTACTTGAAAGAGAATTAGAAAAGTTTAAATAGTTAGAAGTTATAAAAGTAATATGGCAGCAGAAGCAACTATTATCACACTTTTAGGAAATCAAGGAGATCCAGTTGAATATATTGTAGCAGATGGAGGAGCAATTGCTAAAGGAACATTAATGCAAATAAGTTCTAGTCCTCAAACTGCAACTGCATCAAGTGCTGATGGAGAATTTTTCTGTGGAATTGCAGCAACTGAAAAGAAAGCAAGTGATGGAACTGTTGTAATGTCTTGTATTACTCACTGTATTGCAGATATGACTGCAGGAACAGGTGCAACTACTTTTGGACAACCTCAAAAATTATCAGGAGCTAATTTAGTTATCGACGCTGATGATGACACAATTGCAAATGCTGCAGAAGTTGTTGGAGTATCATTAGAAACTGTTGCAGATGGAGCTAGAGGTGCTGTTCTTGTAAATATTTAAAATGGCAGACGAAGCTGTTATAATTGATTTGTTAGGAAATCAAGGTGATGTTGTTGAATATACTGTTAGTGCAACTACTGCGATTGCAAAAGGCGAACTTCTTAAAATTTCAGCAAGTCCTCAGACTGCTGCAAAAGCAACTGCAGGAAGTTTATTTGCAGGGATAGCTGCTATTGAAAAAAGTGCAACTGATGGAGTAACAAAAATGCCAGCGATCACTCACTGCGTAGCTGATCTAACTTGTGGAGCAGGTGAAACTATGACATTAGGACAACCAGTAATGGTTGGAGCAGCAGCAAATGAAGTAGATGTTGCAACAGGAGATACTGTTGAAAACACTGTTAAAGTTGTAGGAATCGCACTTGAGACTGTTGGAAATAATGGGACAGGTGCAGTTTTAGTAAATGCAATGAAAAGAAGATAATACAAACATTTAAATAATTAGGATAACACAATAAAACATGGCAGATCAAATTGGACAATTAGATATTAGAGGTGCGAATTTTGAAAGAGCAGTAAAAGGTTTTGCAAATAAGTTATATAAATTAAATCAAGTATTACTACAAGAGAGATCAAGTTCTAATTCTGAAAATTATTATAGAGAAACATCAACACCATTAAGTGCTGGTGGAAATAGAAATGTAAATGATGTTGCAAGAGGTGCTTTACCTCCTGAATTACATCCTGATTGGACATTAGTTACAACTTATCATAAAAAGTTTATGGGTCAAGCATTAATATTTTTTGAAGATCAATTAACTAATGCAATTAACACTCAAGCAAGAGCAGCTTTTAGAGTTGCTGAAGCAATTGTTAATGCAAAAGATGCTTATATCTATGCTCAATTAACTGCTGCAACTTCAACCAGTGGAGTAGTCTCTGCTGCTGATGATTGGGATAGTGTAACAGTTGCAAACAGAGATCCAATTGGAGATATTTTAATTGGTGAAGGTGCAATGATGGCTAATAATTATGATGTTCTACAAAATGGATTCTTACTTGTTACTCCAGTTGATTATGCAAGTTTATTAAGAAATACAAAAGTAATTAATAACCCTAGTTTTAAAACTGCAGATGTTGTCAGCAACGGAGTAGTAGGACAAATTGCAGGATTGAAAATAATTGTTTCAACAAATGTTACAGCAGATGAAGCAATGATAGTAATGGGGAATAGAGCTGCAACTTGGAAAGGAGTTGTAGGGTTACAGTCAGCTGTAATTGTAGATCAAGGTGTAAGCACAAAGGTGAGAGCTTGGGAAATGGGACATATTCAAATCACAGACCCTCAAGCACTTTATACAATAACAGATATTGATGTGGATGCTTAAAAATGGTAAAACAATCACAAATCGCAAGAGGAAAGAAATGGACTGAAGTTAGAGATAAAGCTATTTTTGAAAATAGATCTAAAGATGCAAAGTGGTTAGAAACTCAACCTGCAATAGTTTCAGATATTGAAGCTTATGAAAATTCTTTAAAACCAGAAGCTAAACCTAAGAAGGAGAAATAAATGGCTGCTGGAGATATTACTCTAACAAATTTAGGACCTTATACTGCAGATGGAGCTGCAATTAAAACTGCAATGGATGCTTTATCAACAGGTGCTGCAACTGCAGGAGCTGATACGACTTCTTATCATTTTGTCAATATTGGAAATGGTCAAATAATGATTTATAAAATAGTGAGGGCTGGAGCATAATGGTAAATACTGATACAAGTGAGTTTATTGAAACTAGAGAACTTAGAACAAACAAGACTCTACCTGCAACAGGTGCTTGGACAACTTCAAATGTAACTACTGATAGATCTATTGATGCAAATGGTGCTGTTGCTGTAATTGGTGATGGACTCTGCACACTAATTGAAGATCTAAAATCTAAAGGAATTATAGAATAATTTTTAAAGTTCTCTTTCTAACTAATTAAATGGCAAGACCTAAAAATATATCTAATCTTTATGATCCACCTAAAAGTAATACTCAATTTGTAGAGGGACATAAATCTAAAGGATTGTTAGAAGAAAGTCAGGAAAGTAAATCTCTTCAAACTCAAACTATTGAAAGTAACAAACTAACAGTTAATGGAGGAGCTACATTTTTATCAACAAGTGCAGATCCAATAAGATTAGGAGTTGAAACTGATGATACAACTAAGTTATCTTATATAATTTCAAATCAATATGATACTAGTGGAGAGCCTGAAGGATTTTTAATGGTTGGTGGAGTTAGCACAAGTGCTGTAAGTAATAAAGTTTTTATTGGAGGAGGAAGTTCAGATTATAATGCTGCAAATGAAATAGAGTTTTATACTTTTTCAGATACAACAACTCACACTGGAAACAGAGCAATGACAATTGATAGTTCTCAGAATGTGGGTATTGGGACAACAAGTCCAAGTAGGAACTTACATGTCCATTCTACTGGTCAAACAGATATGCATTTGACCACCACAAATAGCGGTACTGCCAGCACAGATGGATTAACCTTGTCTATAGATGCTAGTTTA